TCTCTAAATTTTTTCTCATCAGTTTTTTCATCAACATATTCTTCTAATTCTCTTAATATCTTCTTTATTGCATAATGTACTACAATCCTTGGTTCTTGCTGAGAATAGTCAAAACTACCCCATTTATGGCCTTCCTCAGGAATAAATAATTCTCTCATCTTCTTTCCTATATAACCTTTAGAAGGTATCTGTTGTAGGTTTGGGTTACTCATTGAGAATCTACCAGTTACAGTTCCTCCACCATCTCCTCTAATTTGATTTATATCTGCGTGTATCCTACCTTTGTAGACATAACTTTTTAAACCCTCAATAAAAGTATTCACAGCTTTATCGGATTCTCTTGCTTTTGATACCATTCTTAAATATTTATTTTCATGAGTTTTTAAATAATCTTTTGGAAGTTTAGGCATTTCAGATTTAGCAGTCTTTTCAAAGTTTGTTATATTTTGATGATCTAACAAAGCTTTAATAGAAGTTGCTGCCCACAATTGAATATTTAACTTTGTATGTTTTTTTATTATGTTTAAAAGATTATCTCTTCTGAGTGTTAGTCTTTTACCAAGTTGTTCAAGTTTTTGGGTATCTATCCTAACTCCCTTAAATTTCATGTCAACCAAACAAGGAAACAATCTTGTTTCTAATTCAAATATATTTCTACATGTATACTCTTTATTATCTTCAGGTTTTGTGTATAATACTTCATCTAATTTTTTATTAAATAAATTCCATAATTTTAAAGTTAAGTCTACGTCTTGTTTTGCATAATCTTTGACTACACTAGAAGGTAGTTTGTGCATGTTAGACATTGGATCTTTTTGAAAACCACCAGACCATGTTAAAGTTTTTTCTTGTAAATCGTATTTGTATTTATTTTCATTAAGAAAATCTTTGGCTAAAGCATCTAATCCATATTTAAATCTATTCTCATCAATTACAGAAGCAGCTACCATTGTATCTAATAATCTTCCTTTTAACATTTTACCTGTTGTTGCCCTTAGCCAACAAACATCATAGATTGCATTATGAAATACTTTTGCAATCTTATCGTTTTGTAAAAGTTTTGTATTCATTTGATCCCAAAACTCTTTTAATTCTTTCTCTGACCTAGCATCATCACTGTGCTTTAATGAAAAATAAACTGTATCTTTACCAGTAGCTACAGCTACCCCTGTAATAAAACCATCGTTTCTAACTGCACCTAAACCTTTTGTTTTAAGGTTTGGATCAGAAGTTTCTATATCAATAGCTACTGTATCTACACCTTCTAAGTCTAGATCAATTGGATGTTTACACATTGTAATCCCTTTCTAATATCATTTCTAAATAATGTATTGCTTTCTTAATGTCCTCTTTCTTTCCCTTGAACGAGTGCCTGCATATATACTTTATAGCGTTACCCTCTGCAAAAAGCAATTTATTTTCATTTATAAATTCTGCAGGTTGTAGCTTCATTCGTTTATAATGTTTTCCTCCGACTTGTTTGTCTAATGAGTCGTATCCATCTTTTTTAAATATGTCACTGTTAGTCATGTTTCCTCCTTTTAAAGTTCTAAAATTTCTCTCCAATTGTCTTGTATTTTTGCTAAAGAATAAGGACCAGAAGATCCTATAGTCCAACAATCTGTTTTACCTCTACTGTAAGCAACGTAAGCTAATCTTGTTGGTTCAAAGTTACGAGGTTCAGGTCTCCATACAGATAGATCAACTATTATATTGTCAAAAGTTAATCCTTTTACTTTATGTACTGTGTCGTGTTTAACTCTTGGTTTTTTAGTTGTATCCATGCCACTAGTTAAAACTTTATTAATGTAAGGTATTTTTGAAATTAATTTTTCATTTTTAGATAGAGCTTCATGGTTTAAAACTTCAGAGAGTGTTTCAAATTGTTTTACTTCTGGTTTTAGGTAACCTTCATCTATAAGTTCCTGCATATTCCAACCTTTATCTCTTAGAGATTTAAGTTTATCAACATCGCCTAAACCATTAACTTTTATTTTTGATCCCATTAATTTCCAATATTCTTTTACCTGTTGTTTAGAAACTTTATCATTCATAAAAGTTTTCCAATTTTTAAAACAACTAAAATGTTCTCTAGATACATGAGCACCACCTGATACCGTTTTATAATCTATTCCATTATCTTGAAGAAATGTATTTATAGATTTATGAGTAGGATTACCTCTGTATGTAAATAAAAATGTTTCGTCTGTATTTAAAATTTTATTAATTAAAATATCTTTTGCTTTACACCCTTGATCTAATCTAGGTATGTAATACGATTTTCCAACAACATCAGTTGGAGTCCAAGTTCTTTCTGAGTATCTACCGTATTCATGCCACACAGGTGCAATAATATTTCTACATATTTTGTTAATAGTTTGACCACATCTTAAACCTTCAGTTAACTCATTGGCCTTTGCTTCTTCTGTGTTAGCTAATTGATAAAAGTATTCAGGGTCTGATCCTGCATATTCGTGAATGGTTTGATCAGCATCGCCTATAAAAATAAATTCTTTTGTATTTATGGCCGCTATTTGTAAAGCATTTATTTGAGGTTTACTACAATCTTGAGCTTCATCTACTATTAAAACATCTATGTCATTTGGTACTTCGGATTTAAATCTAAAATTATCTATCATGTCTACAAAAGATATTCTTTTATGTTCCAGGTTATGTCTGTAGGCATCATATTTTTTCTTTAGCTCTAGCAGTCCACCCGGTCCTTGAAGACGGTAGTTTTGATAACGAGATCTTTCACAAAGAGCCCAATACTTTTCAAGTTCTACATCAGAAGTTAGGTCATAACCTTTACCATGAGCGTGAGAAATAAACTCATAAAGAGGATGTTTTTCCCAAAGAGTATTTTTTTTTACAATATTCATACCTGAGTTTTCTTTACAAAAAACTGTATGGTCTTCGCGTTCATATTTTTTTATATTTAAATACTCTGCTCTAAAATAAGAATGAATTGTACATATTTGATCTTGTAAGTTTGTGTCTGGCACGTTTTTTAATTCTGGTAATTTGTTTACAGCTTTTATAATTTCATCAGCAGCTGTATTTGTGTGAGATAAAATTACAATTCTATCCCAAGGATATGTTTTTAACAAATCAACATATTTGTTTTTTAACCATTTGTGAGTTTTACCTGTACCAGGAGGACCTGGAATAAAATTTGGAATTTTTAAATTATTCATCGCCTGTACTGTCTCCTATATAGACAGATTCTCCTTCCCATATTAATTTATTATCTTCTACTTCTTCTCCTTTTATTACCCAGGCAACACAAGATTTATTTTTGTATTTACCTCTATCTCTTTCACCTTTTAAAATAGTTTGAACTTTATGAACAAGATCTTGTCTTTTTAAATTTATTCTATTTTTCATTAATTCTTTTTCAAAGTTGTTTAAATCAAATTCTATTGTTCTCTTTTCTTGATTATAATAAGGCAATTTATAAATAGCTAACTGTTCCTTATCCGTATAAACACCTTTCGTATCTAAATAATCTAAGAAAAACATTTTAAACCTAGAGTCTTCTTCTGCTTCTTTTACATATTCTTTTGACTTTTCTCTGTTGTAAAATTTAGCCATCATTATTTCTTCAAATTCTTTTGGTGTCATTCTAGGTATCCATACCTTTGCTTGACTCATAGCAATGTCACAAAACAATTTTAAATTCATAAGTGATTCACCATCAATCCAAATTTTTTTCTTAATTGTTTTTAAACCAACTCCATCCACATTTTTTTGTGGTACATTTAAATGTACGTAATATCTGTTTGCTCCATACTCTTCTACTTTTTCAATAGTGTCTTTTGATACCTGTAAAGACACATCTTTAAATAAACCTATCCAATTAAATAAACCTGTTAGGCTTTTATGTGTATACCCTGTAATTTCATGAATTTTATTTATTCCAAATTTTCTATTTGTTTTCCTGCTTGAAGTTCCTTTTTTTAATCTTTTTGCTAAGTCTTCATCATCTGCATGTTCCGCAATCCGAGATACAAAATTATCTATTTCATCGTCTGTCCAATCAGAATTTTTAACTAAAATTCCTGCAATCGCAGTGCAATAATCATCTCTAGACCCTGTACTAGGATATATAATTGCAAGTGCCGCAGACAAAGCAACTTTACCTACATCTATAGATAAGTTTCCTTGGTACTCTCTTATCTCTTCAAACTTTTCCCATCTTACATTTGTTTTTGATTTACTGTGTAAAGAACCTGGAACTATAGTGTATCTTTTTTTCTCAGTTCTTAATTCACATACCATTGAACCATGTGGAAAATCTTTAAAATCTTTCTCAAATTCATCTGGTAAATTAAATTGTTTAAATGGAATCTGGTTTCTGTTTGTCCAAATGTAATGACTTGTTGGATTACCTTCTCGTCCAAAAATTGCACCGCAATCTTTAATATAATAAGGAAGAAATCTTTTTACAAATTCGTTATCTATATCTAGATCAACGTCGTGATCTAATCTTAATGCTATCTCTGCTGTTTCGTAATCTCTTTTCCATATATCTTTCTCTATTTTAAAATCTGGGTCGGTATATTTTTTGACCCTAGGAGTACCCTTGAGACAGGGTATAATTACCCTTCCATATTCTAACCAATCTATATAACTTATAGGTTCTTTATTCATTTGCATCTTTCATTAAAATTAAAATGGGCGGGTCCACTCTCGCTTTGCCGCCCATCCCTGCAGGATATTATAAACTAAATTCTTTTTTAGCTTCTTGAGATTCATGTTTCACTTCAACTGCACCTTTGCCAACTTGTTCAGCAAAAGATTTTGCAATTCCGTAAACACCTTGATCTTTTATCGGACCAACTTTAGACACTTCCCAACCAAACCATGTTCCTTTGTCATTTGACATCTGAACAGTTTTTAGTTTGTAAATGTGGCTATATGTTGGCGGTGTAAATAGACCATTTTTACCTTGCAATTTAATTCCCATCATAATGGAATTCCATTTACGACTAATCTTTAATTGAGTAGCCTTCATAGATATTAAAGCAGTTTGTGGTGAATCACCTAACACTACTACATAATGATTTGCAGTGTTGTCAATGTAATTACCATTTGGTAATCTATCTTTGTAAGATTTATCACGAGTTGTTTGACTCATAATATCAGAATTAGCATCGTGGATTGCAACGGGTGCACCAGCGCCTGCTCCTCTGTCTTGCCATTCTATTAGTTTTCTTTCATAGAATACAGGCAATATATCTATTCCTTTAGTTCCATCATAAAGTTCATTTGTAACACTGTTAATAATCATGCCTGGTTCAGCATCCTTAACATATCTTGAATGTACTTTATTTACTTCAGGAGATAGTTGTCCTAAAACTTTCAGAAATGGTAATGCAAGATCTTCTTGCGTCATATTCTGAGAGCCTTTTTCTGCATCGGCTTCAAACATATTTGTTGCTAATGCACCTTCTTGTTTTTTAACTATATCGTTCATTGTTATTGTTTCCTTTTTATTGTTGTTTTATTTCCAACGAATACGTTGAAAAGTTCAGTAGGCATTTCTTTGCCGTTTTCTAATCGCTCCCGAACTAGCGCTTTTAGAGTCATGGGCTCAACCTTCAACTTCTGTGTTGGTTGATACCCACGCTCTGATGCAAGGCTAGCATAATCCGCAGCCTTGTTATCTTCGTTACGCCCAAATGATACGGATATCTCATTTTTGTTTTTTTCACCTAGGTTATTGTCTCGAAGCCATTGAAATGCAGCATCTCTGTTTGCAACAGTTATACTTGCACTATAATTTGGTTTAACATCTACTGAAGATCCATCCATAAGTTTAAGGTGAGACAAACCCATCTCTGCCATCATGGTAGGAATTATTTCTCCAGATAAATGTTCTGAATTTTTTTTCTTTTGTTTTAAAAGATTCTCGTCTAATTCTATTTCTTTTAGGAATTGATTTAATCTTTCTACTTGATCTGCCAGTGACTGAATATTATCAGTTTTGCCTAAAAGTTTTTCTTGGTCTTGCTCAAAGTCTATTTTACTCATCTATCTTTCCTCTTTCATATAAATTAATTGCAATAGGATAATATTGTCTTTCTTGCTTATCCCATTT